TCCATTAGTGTAACTTGATGTAAATCTGTATGAAGATCCAGATGTATCTGAACCTGAAGAAATTTCATCAGAAAGCATGTTTAATTTAATACTATTAATATCTAGTTGCAAATACAAATCCTGCAATCCAATTACATCATTTGATTTTGGAATAGCAGAAATTTGAATGGTTGGTTGCTCAAAAGACTGCTTAACTGTCGAAATTATATTAACTGGAAATAATCGTATTTCTCCCTTTAAATAATCAATTATACCAGCAGTTTTCTTTACAATTACTGGTTGTGCATTTTGCAATTTGAAAAATAATATATTTCCCGTAGTTCCATCCGAATTTGGAGTATCTCCAAGGTACAATGTATGATTTATTCCGGCAATGTTAAATCCGGAAGATTTTATGTTATAACCAGTCTTATCTTTTATATAAAATTCATTTCCAAAGCAAATTTCATAATCAGAAAAAGTATTTAATACTGCTTTCATATCACGTCTCATTATAATTTTTGTAATATTTGATGTGATTGCACTATCAGAATCGTCAATAATTTTTAAATACTTGCTATATTTAAATCTTGCGCCATATTTGTTAAGTTCTTTTGAATTTGAGTAATTTCTTATGTTTCTTAATATCTTATCTATCAGAAAATTTGGATCAGAAGTTGTATTTGAATTATAATATGCGGTAGTATCTGTCTCCAAGTAGAGATATTTTAAATCTATAATCTCCGGAACTATACCGGCAACAGCATACTTTCTTAAATCTCTTTCAATATTATCTTTTACTTGATTTGATACAAATGGTCCATTAATTGGTTTTATACTTATAAAAACCTTTCCATATCTTGGTGGATTTAAATCTTCTCCACCAAATACAGATACTGATTCAGTTTCTGAGTATATTTTTGGTATGATAGTTTCATAATCCGTCGCAGTAACTGCACGATTTTGAGCTGAGTATTTTCTAGGTGCATATTTCTTAATGGATTCTACAGACTCAATTTCTCTTCCATTTTGGGAAGGAGAGTTTGTAGTAATAAGAGATATTCCTGTTGTCACAACCCGATTTAAATCATCTACTATACGACCACTGTAATTAAATGCAGAAATTCCATTTCCAAGTTCCCCATTTGTAATATTATATGATACTTCAATAAAATTTAAGTTATCAAGTTTTCTGCCAAAAACGCCATCACCAAAAATTAATTCATATCTTTGATCTTCAATTTCTTGTATAAAGAATACTCTAGATTCGGAATTAACTTCAAATAAATTTGTTACCAGTCTATATTGATTTTTTATTGTACTTGGTTCAGTATTTCTTATAAAAACACTAATAGAATCTATATCAATATTTGCATTATTTAAAATAAATTTTTGATTTGGGTTATTTGCATCTACTGTAAAGTTGTTAATTACAAATGAACCCTCATAAACGTCAATATTTTCAAATAATGCAATTCCATTTACAACGGGAACTGTTATATCACTTGGAATAATAAAGGAAAAACTTTGATTAGCAAAGGTGTTGTTTGTAGTGCAAACAACACCACTTTTAAGTGTTAATGTAATTGGATTGGTGGGAAATCCCGTTGTATCCACAAAGAATGTTATATTTGCTCTAGATGCAGAGCGAGAGTGTGGAACATATCCAATATTTCTTGCTAGTGAAACTACATTCTCCCTTAATGTAGCACTGTCAATAAAAACCTCATTACTAACCATATTGGCATTATATGATGTAATATACGTATTATATGCTAAAAGATCAATTATATATGAAAGATTTGATCCCGCAAAATCGTAATCAGTAAAGTTCGAATTCGCTCTTAGATACTCACGAAGAGAACTTTTTATTTGATCGAAGTCTAAATTTGTAAAATTAACTAATGCCATTTATCTTGTTGGCTGAAGTGCAAATGCTAATTGTTGGGGTAAAACATCAATCCCTACTATATTGTAAATTATAGTTACATTAAACTCATCCTCATTATAATTTGGAAAAACTCTTACTTCAATAAGATCTACTCTTGGTTCATAATTTCGAATAGTATTTTCAATTTCATCTTTAACTATTGATGCTGTTATTTCATCAATATTTTCAAAAAGAGATCGACTTACTCTAGATCCTAGATTTTCATCAAAAAATCTTTCTCCGGGATACGTAAGTACCAAATTACGAATAGAGCGAGCAATTGCACTTTCGTTACTAAGCGAAATTAAGTCATATTTTAGTGGATTGACTTGAAAAGTCATACTTAGGTCTTTAAAACCTTTACTGACTCGCTTTAACGGCATAAAATGTGTAAAAACTGTATTATTTATCCTAGTTTTTTGTATTCGTATAGAGGTTCTGTGCCATACTCCCAATCATCATAATCGTCATCATTACGAATTTTCTCATGAATTTCATTTTGATAGTAAAAATCATGCTTTTTTGGTGTTAAATCATCATTTGAAATTTCCCTAAGCATTTTTTGCTTGGAGATTTGATTATCCCAACCATATTCACTTGACAAATATTCAGTTCCCCACTCATTTTTCATAAAATTTTGATCTTTGTCTACTTTTTTGGTCATTTTTAGCTCCTGATTATTAAAATCAGAACTTTTTACGGGGTTGCTATCCCGTTTTTTATTATATTGTAGTCATCTTCTAGAATTTCTTTCAAATATTCTTTATCCCACATGCTATAATATGAAGTTTTTGCTAGATTTTCTCTAAATTTTTTCAATTCATCAGTTGGTTGGGATAAAATAAGATTATATTTTCCGTTATTTGTTTTAATACCATTAATATATGTAGCATAATTTGAACAATCTTCAAAAAATTTCCATTTTTTATATTTTGAATTGTAAAATTCAACCCAAAGTAAAATAGCATCCAAATCAAAATAATCTTCTACTATGAAAACAACAACTTGATATCCTTCAATTGGTACAATATCTTCTACAGAACACTCTATAATTTTAAATTTTGATTTTTTTGCAAAAGGACATATAGAAAATCCATTTAATTCCTTTCTTGATTTGGAAACTTCTTCTATCCAGTTTAATATATAAAGTTCTTTTTCTGAAGACATAAAAAAAGAGTGCTTATTTCTATTTAAGCACTCTATAAATTATTTACCTTGACCTCTATACTTCTTTTTTGGACCATTTCGGGCAGTTGCAGAGAGAAGAGTTCGAGGAGAACGACCTTGCCTTGTCTTTTTTGGAGGTCCTTTTTCAAAAACAGTTTTATTTAGTGCCATTAGATTTCCTCCAGTTCAAGTAATGTAATATCAAATTCTTCATCATTATAGTATTTAAATGAAATTTCGTCAAGAACCTCAGCACATTCTTCATGGGTGAGGTTCTGGTATATCTTACGATCTTTATATAAGATATTAAACTTCATTTAATATTAGATTACACGAGTTTTTTCGTGACCAACTCGAATACGTGGATCACACCAGATATCAAATCCTTCTTCTTTTGCATCAAGACAGAATGATACGTCTTCGCCACACATATCTTGAACGTTTCCAGATTCAAAGACTTGCATTTTAGGAGCAAACCATGGATATTCGAGGTTTTCGAATACTCCTTTCTTAATTAGAACCCATCCAAATCCAGTGTAATCAACAGTAAACGGTTTACGACGCTTACTGATCGATTCTACTGTCTCATGATTCATAACTCCACCATTTTTACGGAAGTCATCTTCTTCCAACCAGTGAGCTACAGAGGTTGTACGTCCATCTTCTGTAGCATACCAACCAGCAACAACGCTTCTGTGCTTCGACTCATCGACTGTATAGTTGGTTTCAGTGGTTCCATCTTCCAATTCAACAGTTTCTTCAACGATTGCTTCTTCAGGGAAGGCAAGATCGCAAAGTTGCCAGAATTTTTCTGTATTGAATACAATATCACTATCAATCCAGAGTTGATAGTCATAATTTAGTTTTCCATCCCAAGGAATTTGTTTTGGTCCCCTTAGAACATTTGCACCAAGACATTTGCATCGTGCAAAGTTCACCATTGATGAATAGTCTTGAGAAATTTGAATGCTCATTCCATTTTGCACTAGATCAAAACAAAGTTGAACAAATGCTTTAAGGAAAGCAAAAGAGCATCCACGGCCAGGAAGACAGAATACAATACTCTTTCCCCTCATTCTTTGTTTAATTGCATCATAATCCCAGTCAACTTCACTGGGTTTTGGTGCTGCTGCTTTAACAGTAAATCCTTTTGCCATAAGAAAAAAAATCCTTCAGTTCATTTTAACAGTATATATATGCATTGTCAATAGGAACTATCCAGAGAGACATTCCGGTTCACCATAAGTTCCTCATAAGATAAATCAGAAATTTTATAGTCTGTGTTTATAAGATCAATCATGTTATTTAAGGTTTTCCAAGTTACTTCAAAATCATCTTCTTTGATCGAGTGAAATATGCAGCGGTCCTTTGCATATATGTGATAAATCTTTTCCATTACTCTATTCTCCCATAGTTATCTTCTAAACGCACAATATCTTCTTCATCACATATACCAAGTTGAACTTCAATTATTGAGATTCCATTTTTACCTGCTTTGAGACGATGTGTTTCTTTTTTTCCTATAAAAATTGTACTACCAACTTCTACATTTTTCACAGTATCTTCTAAAGTTAATTCTCCATTACCCTCAACAACTGTCCAATATTCTTCCCTATGGAAGTGATATTGGAGCGATATTGAGTGGTTTGGAGAAATAATGATTCGTTTTACTTTATAATCAATCTCATCTAATAGTGTTTCAAATACTCCCCATGGGCGAACTTCTGTAGGCATAAATTTTTTCCGGAATTTTTTTATCTCAATGCATTATATATCAAGACAATTAAGAATCCGATAGTACCTCCGAAAAACGTAAAGCACTGCCGAGGATATCGTATTAACCACCCCGCAAAAACAACCTTCCAGAAATTCCAATAAGGACTTCGAGATTTCTTATATTTCATTTTATAAAAATGGATCTTGTAGCATTTTTATTTGGAAAAATTTTTTATATTAAAGCGATAGAAAGGTCGAAAAAGACATACAGTGTAGGTTAGGGTAGTTATCGATTTTTATACGGACCCCCATCAACCGCAACGCCGCGCCGCGCTATAAGAAACCGCCCGCAAATCACTGCCAAACGACTACATCTACAAGTATAAGATATGCGTGCTCCAGTGTCAACCAGAGCACACACAGTTAGTATCAGAGCTCTACCACATCTGCAGTCGGTTCAGCATAAGGAACTGCCACCTCATTGTCGTCGATGAGAGTATCAAGAATCTGCAGAAGATCGCTGCCATTATTAGCACGCTTGAGCAGATCGATCATCACTTGCTTGGACATAATGAAGAAGAAAAATGTAAGAAACTGTGAGTTTGGTGAGTGTCTTTAAAGGGCGCATCTCATTCCCTTATGTGTTACCAGATTAGAGTGGCAAACTCTCTATCCCACTGATCAGATTTAAGCACTTCAGTATAAGAAACTGAGATGGGTTTGATTGTTACACTAGGCGAACGATTGATGGCATCATAGCATTGCTTACAGATGTCGTCAAAGGAATACTTAGACTGAGGAATGTAGCGCATGAGAGTGTTAGTAACGAATGATGTGGTTGACGTAATTTAGACCCCAAGAGTAAGCATCATCAGGGTCCTTCAATGTTTGCTTGACGGAATACTTATAACCGTCTTCGGTTTCTCTCTGAAAGACCCATACATTCCACCTACCAGACTTTGCTTGTTGAACGAAGAATG